GCTGGAGTGGCAACGCCGCCGCATCGGGCTGGAGGGGCAACGCCGCCGCATCGGGTGAGAGTGGCAACGCCGCCGCATCGGGTGAGAGTGGCAACGCCGCCGCATCGGGCTGGAGTGGCAACGCCGCCGCATCGGGCTGGAGGGGCAACGCCGCCGCATCGGGCTGGAGTGGCAACGCCGCCGCATCGGGTGTGAGTGGCAACGCCGCCGCATCGGGTGAGAGTGGCAACGCCGCCGCATCGGGTGTGAGTGGCAACGCCGCCGCATCGGGTGTGAGGGGCAACGCCGCCGCATCGGGTGAGAGTGGCACGGCTGTTGCATCCGGCCCATATGGAAGAGCATCTGCGGATGGTGCTCAGTGCATCGCCGTTGCATGGGGCCAAGATAGCCTTGCAAGAGGCTCTGTGGGCAACTGGCTTGTGGTATCGGAGCGTGACGATGACGGAAACATCATCGACGCCAAAATCGTAAGGGTGGACGGAGAAGTCGTCAAGGAAAACACATGGTATACGCTGCAAAACGGCGAGATTTCGGGGGTGGAGGAATGAAGACGCAAAGACATTACTACGCCATCGTGGCTGAAAGGTGCGGCGTCCGGGTAGCTATGCGGTCGGAGAGCAATGTGGCCGAGGTGGGCGACCTGGTTTGCGGCAGCAATAAGACAACCGTATATTCCGGGTACAAGGTCATCACAGAGCCACACTTTGTTCTGTGCGGAACCAGTGAGGCCGATTTCCTGAACGCCCTGTATGCAGGGGATATCCCCCAGGTTTCCAAGGTCACCCGGGATATTTGGAAACTGGAGCCGGAAAAGGAGGATGCATCCGATGTGGACATCTGATCCGGTATGGGACGCGGAGTGTTACGCGGAGGAGCAGGATAGGAGGCTTGCGAGGATGCCTGTGTGCGATTGCTGCGGCTGCCGCATTACAGATTTCCCCGCTCTGCACTACAAGGACATTTGGCTTTGTGGAGAGTGCGTCAGCGACAACGAGGAGTATTACGAGGAGGCGTTGGAATGAGCGAGGGCGGCGTATTGCGGTACATCAAGACATCCGTGGATATTTACTTCCCGGAGGGGCATATGGCGTGTAACCTCTGCCCTCTGCTGGAAACATATTCCCGCAACCAGTGCAGGAGAACGGGCGAGTATCTGATAGACACAAGAATCATTGGTGCGCACTGCCCGCTGGAAATCATTGAAGAGGAGGAAGAATTTTGAATATCTACGAGAAAATCGCTGCGATTATGCAGGATGTCCAGTATCTTGCAAAGGACGATCATGTAGAGTTCGGCAGCACCAAGTATAAAGCCCTGAGTGAGGAGAAAGTCACATCCATCATGCGGGCGGAGCTGCTGAAACACAAACTGGTTGTATACCCCATCGCACAGACGGCAACGAGAACCGGCAACATCACCCATGTGGATGTTTTGTACCGCATGGTGAATGTGGAGAACCCGGAAGAATACATCGAAATCGCATCCTGCGGCGATGGCGCGGACACGCAGGACAAGGGCAGCGGCAAGGCCATGACATACGCTTTCAAGTATATGTGGTTGCGGACCTTTGCACTGCCCACCGGAGAAGACCCGGACAAGATTTCCTCCGCCGAACTGGACGAGAAAGAGCGGAACGCCGCACCTGTGTGTGAGCGGTGCGGATCGGACATTGTGTCTGTAAGGAAGCGCAACGGCGAAATGTGGACGGTAAAGGATATGGTTAAGTATTCCAAGGGCCGTTACGGAGCGCAGATGTGCGCTGACTGCATGAAGGCAGCAAAGAAGGAGCAGGACAATGCTGCAGGCTGATGTGACCGCCGCCCGGTGGCAGCAGGACAGCGATGGGGCGTGGCTGTGCCTTCGGGTGCAGTCCCCTCGGGCGGCAATGGCCGTGTGCGACGAGTTGCAGCCGGACAAGCAGTATGTGGCGCAGATCAAGCGCAAAGGCAGGAGCCTTGACGCAAATGCGTATGCGTGGGTGCTGATGGATAAGCTGGCGGCGCACTATGGGATTCCGAGGAATGATGTGTATCGGGAGGAAATCAAGATCATCGGTGGCGTAAGCGATGTTCTGTGCATTGTATCAAAGGCGGCGGACGAGTTCTGCCGAAAATGGGAATCCAAGGGAACGGGCTGGATGGCCGAGCAAGGGCCGAGCAAAATTCCCGGCTGCGTGAATGTGACTGTCTGGTACGGCTCCAGCACCTACGACACAGAGCAGATGTCACGACTGATTGACCAGATTGTTTCCGATTGTAGGGAGGCTAAAATCGAGACTATGACACCGCAGGAGCTGGATGCGCTGAAATCCCGCTGGGGAGAAGCCCAGCCGCTGGGGGGTGATAAAGGTGACTGACGAGAGACGGTGTTTCCTGTGCGGCAGAAATGGCGCAAGTGACCCGCTGGAGCGGCACCATTAGCCACATCTTCGGTGGGGCATACCGAAACAAAAGCGAGAAATACGGCCTTGTGGTGTATCTCTGCGGCGATAAGTGCCACAGGAACGGTGGGAACGCTGTACACCGCAACGGGAATCAAATGCGTCTGCTGCGCCGATATGGTCAGTTAAAGGCCATGCGGGAACAGGGCTGGACGGAGGATGACTTCCGCCGTGAATTTGGGAAAAGCTATTTGTAGGGAGGAAAAATCATGGTAAAGAGCAAGGAATTGGCAGAACGGGTCATAGAACTCCACAAGAAGCAGGTCGATGAAATGAGCGCTCTTGAGAAAGAGCGGGATAAAGCCCTCAAGGCTGAAAAGTATGATGAAATGGCCGATGACCTGCGCAGTATGTACTGCAGCTATATCGCGGCTGGTTTCACCGAGGAACAGGCATGGAAACTGACTGAAATTGTCGTTACCAACGCCACTAAGAAATAAGGAGGACAACGATGGTAAACAGAACGATTTTGCAGGGGCGGCTTTGCTCTGACCCCGAACGCAGAGCCACACAAAACGGGACAACGGTCTGCAGCTTCCGCGTGGCGTGGAGCGAAAAGGTAAAGGACAGAGAAACGAAGCTATTCCTCCCCTGTGTGGCATGGCAGGGAACTGCAGAGCTGATCTGCACCCACTTTACCAAAGGCAAGGAGATCATCGTGGAGGGCAAGCTTTCCAGCCGAGAATACGAGGACAAGACCGGCAACAAGCGCACTGTGGTTGAGCTTACCGCCGACAAGGTACATTTCTGCGGTAGCAAGGACGCTGTACAGAAACCCACGCAGACCTTCACGGAGATTTCCGAGGACGACGGCGATTTGCCGTTCTAATTGGAGGTGACGAGGGATGACATTTGACGCGATTATCTACGATGCCGATAGCATCCGAGACGCACTTTCCGATTCTCTTACTAACAATGTCTTACGAATTGATGATCTTTCGGAGGAGGATTCAGGTCTGTTAGCCAGCATTTTTACGGATCACGGAATCGGTATTTGCCTACTTCCGCGCAAGGAGTAAGTGCAGGGCGGATATGACATACATCAAGCTGTTCATCGATTACTTAGATGCGATAGAGCCGCTCGGTGACGCAGAGAGGGGGCGGCTTTTCACTTCCTTGTTGGTTTATGCAAGGACGGGCGAAGCCCCGCAGCTCGGCGGGAACGAACGGTTTTTATTCCCGATGATGCGGGCGCAGATAGATCGAGACAACTCTGCAATGGATAGTTTATCCGACGCACGAAGCGAAGCCGGAAGAAAGGGCGCAGAAGCAAAACAAGCAAATGCCAGATTTGCCAAGCAAAACAAGCAAATGTCAGATTTGCCAAGCAAAACAAGCAAAGACAAAGACAAAGACAAAGACAAAGACAAAGACAAAGACAAAGACAAAGACGATAGCGCGTCGCAGTTTGAATCGTTTTGGGCGGCATATCCCCGAAAAGTCGGAAAGCAGGCCGCAAAGAAAGCATTTTCCAAGGTTTCTGTGCCGGTTAAAACGCTTATCGATGCCGTCAACAGTCAGAAAAACAGCGAACAGTGGCGCAAGGATAACGGTCAATACATCCCAAACCCAGCCACATGGCTGAATCAAGGCCGATGGGATGATGTGCTGACGGAGGCCGGAGCGCAACCAACGAAGGAGGAGTACCATGTCGGAACATGGCTGTGACATCTGCGGCGGGCTGGGCTTCACCATCCGGCGCACGGAAAGCGGCGAACGGGTTAGCAGCACTTGCAAATGCGAGATCATCCGGCAAAACAGAATTCGCATGGAGCGTTCCGGGCTGGCCGGCCTGCTAGATAACTGTACATTCGAGGCATTCCAAACGCGTGAGTATTGGCAACAGGCCGCAAAGCAAGCGGCGGAGAAGTATTTGACCGACTGGAAGGGCAAGTGGTTTTTCATCGGCGGCTCTCCTGGAACTGGGAAAACCCACCTGTGTACGGCGATTTGCGCCAAGCTGATGGACGGCGGGATCCCTGTCCGGTATGTGCAATGGCGGGGAGATATTCCGGCAATCAAGGCAAAGGTAAACGATGCGGAAGCATACACCGAAGCCATGCACCCGCTGAAAACCGTCCGTGCGCTGTATATCGACGATTTTCTAAAGGGCAGCGTTACGGATGCCGACAAAAATATCGCCTTTGACCTGCTGAATGCCAGGTACATTGACCCGGATGCAATCACGATCATCTCCACGGAGTTGACCATTGACCGCATTTTGAGCTGGGATGAAGCCATTGGGAGCAGAATCAACCAGCGGGCGAGGGATTATATGCTGAACATCGGGAAAAAGCAGAATTGGAGGCTGAAATGACCACATTACGCATGATTCCCGGCATTACATACACCCGGAAAAACCTTGAAGCATTGACCGGTATGCCGGACAGAGAGAACCGGCGAATGATCCGGGCGCAGCGGCGGCAGGGGGTGCCCATTGTGGCTCTGCCGGATGGCGGGTATAAACTGGCGGAGACGGACGAGGAGAAGAAGATGCTCCTTGCCATGTACCGCAAGCGGGCTATGGACGAGCTGTCCACATACAGCATGCTTGCAAAGGCCATGCAGGTGGATGGGCAGATGGAGGTGGCGGGAGATGGAACGGTTTAACACTCCGTTGACGAGCGAGGCTGCCAAGAAATTGCTATCCCTTGATTTGGATGACAAGGTCATCACCAGCGTTGAGAAACTGGATGAGTGGTACACCGCGTGGGGCGGACAGTGTTACGTCAGTTTTTCCGGTGGAAAGGACAGCACGGTGCTGGCGTATTTGGCGGCGTTGTACCTGTCGAGCTTCAGGACACCGCCGTGGGAGCTGAACTTGGCGTTTGCGAACACGGGGCTGGAATATCCAGAGATACAGAAGTTCGTCAATGAGTGCGCTGACTGGCTACGGAGGGAGTTCCACCGCGTGAACGTAAACCTTTTCCGCCTGCGCCCAAAGATGAACATTCGACAGGTGGTGACGAAGTACGGGTACAGCATCGTGAGCAAAGAGGTGGCCGCGTATGTAGGAAATGCTCGAATTAATCCAGATGGGAAATCGGCACAGCGTTTACGCGGGGAATACCTCGATAAAAATGGAGAAAAATCCCCGTACAACTGCGAAAAGTGGGGGGGTTTAGTTCATGCGCCGTTTCTCGTGTCGGATTCATGCTGCAAGGTGATGAAAAAGGGGCCCATGCACAAGTTCGAGGCCAAAACAGGGCTCCACCCCATGACAGCGTTGATGGCGGAAGAAAGTCGGCTGCGCATGCTGAAATGGCAACGCACAGGCTGCAATGCCTTTGAGGGCAAGAGGCCGATGGGAAAGCCGATGAGCTTTTGGACGGAGCAGGATGTGCTGCGGTATATTGTGGGCAATCGAATCCCATATGCCAGCGTGTACGGCGAAATCGTAGCAAGCGATGGCGAGAACGACTACGATGCGACGCTGACGGAATGCCCGCTGCACTGTACGGGATGTCAGCGATCGGGCTGTATGTTCTGCGCATTTGGAGCCCACCTGGAAAAAGGCGAGAATCGTTTTGAGAGGATGAAACATACGCACCCGAAGCACTACGAATTTTGCATTGGCGGTGGGGCGTATGACCCTGTGGACGGCCTGTGGAAGCCAACTGAAAAGGGGCTTGGCTACGCCAGAGTATTGGACTACATCGGAGTGAGGTATTGAGATGACGGTATACATGCGCGTAAGCCGGGACAAGTACGAGCTTCCGGATGCCGTTTCGGAATCTATAATCGAGCTGGCCAACATTTGCGGCGTCAGCTGGCGGACGATCTACCGGGCCGTATACGGTGGCAAGCGTACCAAAGGACGGCCCAAGTATGTGGCCGTACCGATAGGGGAGGGAGACGATGATTGAGATCACGGTGCCGCTGCCACCAATCACAAAGAAAAACTCTATGCGAATCATGCACAGCAGCAAAACGGGGAAGCCGTTTATTATGCCGTCTCAGAAGTATATGGACTACGAGGCGGAAGCTGTATGGCACTGCAAAAGAGCCAGAGTGCAGCGCCCCATTGAGGAACCTGTGGAGGTCAAATGCCTGTTTTATATGCCTACCCGGCGGCGAGTGGATTTAACCAATCTGCTGGAATCCATCGACGATGTGCTGGTGAAGGCCGGTGTACTCAAGGACGACCACAGCGGAATTATCGTTAGCCACGACGGGAGTCGGGTGCTGTACGACAAGGATAACCCACGGACGGAGGTATTTATTCGGGAGATGGAGTGCGCAGATGGGACAACCTGAGATGCGCGTATGTAAGCGCTGCGGCATGGAAAAGCCAATCACAAACTACAACAAAAAAGGAGAAAACAAGTGGAGGACAACTTGCAAACAGTGTGATGCAATCGCCAGAAAGATGCGCCGGATAAGCGAAAAGAGGCTCACAAACCAAAACAACACGGAAAGCAGGGGGACGCTCTGTTGGAAATGCAAAAAAGCTGTTGGGCGCTGCTCCTGGACGGGGCTGGATAGCTCCAAAAAGGTACGCTTTGAGCCAGTGCCGGGATGGGTGGCGGTAAAATCGCTCGGCATACCAGGCCGCAAGTCGGAATCTTACTTGGTGCTAAGCTGCCCGGAGTTTGAGACGGACGAAAGGAGGCCGGGCGAGTGAATGATTTTAATTACGACTGCATGCAGAAAAAACGCATAGCGAGGGGCGCATTTGCTCACATCAACAGAAAACGCGGCGGGTGTGCGCTCCCCAGCGACACCCTCACCGAAAAGCAGAGGAAGGAGAAAAACGGAGAAGTGAAAAGCTATAACATCACGCGGCCTATGCCGGAGGATCTGAAGCGCGAGTTTTTCCGCAACATGCAATCTTTCGGTGGTACGGCCAAATGGCTGGCGGAGGAAATGAACGTTTGTGACGCAACAATACGCCGCGAGGCGGAATTAGTAGGTGCGCCATTCCGGCGCGGTGGCCGGAACGAAAAAATGTGGCAGAGCAAAGTTACAGAGTGGGCTAACGCGGATGCGGTGGACATACATACGGCAGATGCGCAGAGCGAGGAGCACGCTGTCAACGATGCACCGTCGAAAGCAGACAAGCCGCAGATGGGCGCAAAGCTGCTGCATGCCCGGCTGGGGATGAGCGGAGACCGGGAAGCCTTGCTGGCGAACCTGCGGGTATTGCTGCCGGATGAAGGGCAGGTGACGGTGGAATGGTGAAACTTTACCACGATAATTTTCAAAATTACAAAAAATACGGGATTCCAAAGGCACAGCTTGTGATTGCGGATATACCATACAACATTGGTACAGATGCCTATGGCAGCAACCCCGTGTGGTATAACGGTGGCGACAATGCCAATGGAGAAAGCAAATTTGCAAAAAGTCGTTTTTTTAATTCCGATGGATATTTTAAGATCGCAGAATATATGCATTTTTGCTCGCGGCTACTGAAGCCAGAGCCTAAGCAACGGGGCAAAGCCCCGGCAATGATTGTATTTTGTGCTTTTGATCAAATTCAAACGGTGGCGGAGTACGGGGCTCGGTATGGATTCAAAAATTGGTATCCGATTTTCTTCTGCAAGAATTATTCTGCGCAAGTGCTCAAAGCCAATATGCGCATTGTGGGGGCAACGGAATTTGCTGTTGTGCTTTATCGTGACAAGCTCCCCAAATTTAACAACGGTCGGGAGATGGACGAAAACGGAAAGGCTATTCGCGGCACCGGGAAAATGGTATTCGATTGGTTCCAGTGGGAGCGGGATGGTAAAGATATTCCAAAAATACATCCCACACAAAAACCAGTGAAGGTTTTAAAAAGATTAATCGAAATATTTACTGATCCGGTGGACGTAGTGATCGATCCTTGTGCTGGTTCCGGTGCTACCCTTCGGGCTGCGTGCGAGTTGGGAAGAAAGGCATATGGATTTGAAATTGATAGAAATTTCTGCCGCCTTGCAAATGAAAAAATGCTTGCTCACTACGATGATGGGCAAATATCGATGGAGGAGGTAGCAAGATGAAAAGCAAGGCACTATTAATCACTGCGCTGCTTGCGGCAACCTTGGGATCATTGGGCATTGCGGCCGCCACCGAGTACAGCGGACAAACGCCGGAGACTGTAGTTGTGCCGCCGAGGGTGGTTCTGCCCCGCGATGAGCCGCAGGGACCCCAGGAGACGCGGACGTGCGTATTTACCGTCACTGCGTACTGCCCCTGTGAAAAATGCTGTGGGGCGTATGCAAATGGCTACACAGCCACCGGCGAAAAGGCCACCCAGGGCGTGACGATCGCCGCAGACCCGGATGTGCTGCCGATGGGTACGGAAATCGAACTGGACGGCCATACATACACCGTGCAGGACACCGGCGGAGCCATTGCCGGGAATCGGCTGGATCTGTATTTTGACAGCCACGAGGATGCACTCCAATGGGGCGTGCGGGAAAAGATCGTGAGGTGGGCCGGATGAAAAGCCCCTGCGTAAAAGATTGCCCGGACAGGCTCCCATGCGGGGCCTGCCGGAAGAGCTGCGAGGCGTTCCGGGAGTATGAGGCCAAGCGGCTGGAGGAAAAGCCCTGGGTGGATCAAGCCAATACCGTCGCCCGGGAGCGCTATGTGCGGCAGAGCGCGAGGTTTGCAAAGGCCGGGAAACGACACATGAGATAGGAGGGCTGACAATATGGATGCTGTGAAGTTTATTGAGGAGCGGAACAGAATGTGCGGCACCATGAGTGAGGTGTGGACCGTATTCCTCACCCACGAGGAGGCGGAGAAAGCATTGGAGGCGATGAAGAAATGAGTAAGGCTGTTATGCTGAGCATCCGCCCGAAGTGGTGCGAGAAAATTTGCAGCGGGGAAAAGACTATTGAGGTCCGCAAGACGCGCCCGAAACTGGAAACGCCGTTCAAGGTGTACATCTACTGTACACTGCCGAAGTACCCGCACGAGGACTTTATTGCAACGGATTATCCAAAGCCACAGTTTTATGGCGGAGGCAAGGTAATTGGGGAGTTTACCTGTGACCGGATTTACGAAATTGGTAAGCGTGGAATACCTGAAAATTTCGATTATTGTTACCTCTCGCTCAACGAATGGGGTAATGACGATATTGAAACCGAAATCAAAGCCATATCTGCGTCGTGTGTTTCAAAAGAAAAACTCAACGCTTATGGGGCAAAAGCGCCGTTTCTCTATGGTTGGCACATCTCCGACCTTAAAATCTACGATAAGCCGCGAGAGTTACGAGAGTTCAAGAAAAACAACCGCGACTGTTTTTATGCTGATCTTGGGCTTGCAAAAAGAGACTGCCCTGATTGCAAAAATTCAGGATGCTTTTTAGAGCGCCCGCCCCAAAGCTGGTGCTATGTGGAGGCGCTGGAATGAAGCTGACTATTATCTTCAAGGAAGAGATTGAGGAACACATGAAAAAGCAATTCGGGCATTTCACGAATCCGCGGCAGATATACGGTGTGAAGACCGTACACATGGAAGGGGGGTATCTATACTCCTTGATTTCTGACACGGTTCGCTGGCGTATGGATGATATTTCCCGATTTTACTGTGAGGAGGGCTGACAATGGCAACGGTTAAGTGTGCGCTGGGCAAGCGAGGACGCCCGTCTCACGAATGGAACGACGGCAAGAAAGACCGCATCTACTGTCTCGGACTGGTTGACCCGATGACGGATGACCCGTTGCCGGAGTGCGTAGTTTGCCCTGATTTCGTGAAAAAAGCACAGGATGACTTAGAGGCATTTTACGGAAGGGAGGAAAGAACATGACGAAGCATTTTTGTGATCTTTGTGGAAAAGAAATGCACAATTTCCAGGAAACTTATAGGGTCAGCGTGGAGAACAACGCACGCATCCCCTACGCAAGCGACCCGAACATATTGGCTGTGGATGAAATATGCCCTGCCTGCGCTAATCGTATCCATCAGACTGTGCGAGAGCTGAAACAGGAGGAGGACGACAATGGCTGAATACATCGAGCGAGGCGCATTGATGCAATTTCCCATCCGTCGCAATCATTACGACAGAAAGAACGGCAACAAGCATTTTATAAACGGCATTGAAACGGTGTTGGAGTATGCAGAGCAGCTCCCCACCGTGGACGCCGCCCCCGTGGTGCGGTGTAAGGACTGCAAGCATGAGTTTGGCGGGAGCTGCATTATTTGCGGGTTCCAGAAGCGAAAGCCGGACGATTTCTGCTCCTACGGCGAACGGAAGGACGGTGAAACCGATGCTTGATGACTGCAAATGGATGCAGGACGAAATATGCGTCAATGCGGATTGCCCAGCGTGCGCGGACTATTGCCCGGTGGCCAATTATCCCGGCGTGTGCCGGTTCGAGAATAGAGGTGACTGCGATGCTCAAGAGAGTTAATGGGAAGCCGGTGCCAAATAATCCGGCCAAGGCATACGAGCTGGGGCGCCTGGATGGCACCAAACAATGCATGGACAATGTTTCCTGCGTACTGCTGGACAAGTGCGGGTTCCATGTGCGGGAGGAGACGGCAGACGAGCACGACACCCGCAGCCTGGAATACCTCCAGCAATGCCTTGTGGAGCTTGTGGAGGCAAAAAACAACGGCTATGTAAAGATGGCGGACATCGAAAAGGCCCTGCGGGGCGAATATAAGATGGTAAACAGCGCGGAGTAAAGGAGGGCAAATGAGCAAAAAGGCGACACTGCCTTATGATGTGCGGTTGGAGTGCATTGCTTATGTGCGTGGGTATCCGCGCCGGGTGCGGGCGTATCGCGAGGCCCGGGCGGAGATCTTGGACGGGACGCATAGTGCCACAGAGGGCATGCCAACTGGACCGGGTGCTGGCAGACCCGCCGAGAGCAAGGCGGAGCAGCTGGCCGCCATAGAGCGATGGCCGGAGACGCAGAAGATGCTGGCGGTGGAATACGCTATAGACCGCTGCGGCAGAGATATCGGCAGCGATACAATCCGGCGGCAGCTAATATATGGCATTATGCGCAACTGCCAAGGCAAGCACAAGTATGCCCGTAATCGGATCGTGATCCCGGGGATCAGCGAGAGGACATTCAGTCGGAGGAAGGAGCAATTTTTGATGGATGTGGCAAAATACAGTGGTCTTTACACAAAAGATGGCACAAATTCCACTTAATGATGTGCTACAATAGGTACAGTGGATGATAGGACAGTGGCATCCACGTGTTTTCCCAATCATCACTTTTCCTCCCTTCTATGCGCCGCCGGTATTGGGCGCACCGCGCAAGCGGACTCGGAAACGGGCGTACCGGCACAAACAGCCTGTAGGGAAACCTATGGGCTGTTGTTATATGCCGTGCGCTCGTTGCACCCCGCGATCTGGGGCGGGAGGTCGCACCTCCCACACGGCACCAACAGGACCCCTCGCACCTCTCAACGATGTGACCCAGAGGGGACATATGCCGCACAATAAAAAGAAAAAAGAGCGGGAACTCCGCTCTTTTTCCCCAGCATACTGTTTTTAGCATTTCAATCCACGGGAAATAGGATCGAATTTCCCACCGATGCAAGCGCCTCCTGCATCGGACAAGTCAATCATATACTATCCGATTCATTCTGTCAATAGAAAATATCAAAAATAGTGTGTAGCCCATGTTTGAGAGGTCCAAGAGGCCCGCATGGGAGGGTAAAGACTGTTACTGTAGCCAAGGGGTGGGGGCTGGTGACAAACAAGGAGGAAAGCATGGAAATCACAAAACGGCGGCTTGCGGATATTGTGCCGTATGCCAGCAACGCAAAAAAGCATGATAAACGGCAAATCAAAAACGTTGCGGAGAGCATCAAGCAATACGGCTTTGTGCAGCCGATTGTGATTGACCGTGACGGTGTGATTGTAATCGGCCACTGCCGCGCTCTGGCGGCAGAGAAGCTGGGCATGGAAGAAGTACCTTGCGTCTGCGTGGACGATCTGACACCGGAACAGGTGAACGCCCTGCGGCTGGTGGATAACAAGAGAAACGAGAGCGACTGGGACTTTGACCTGCTGGCTGATGAGCTGCCGGGGCTTGACTTGTCTGCTTTTGACTTTGATTGGGGTCTGCGTGATGAACTCGACACGTCAGTGGTAGAGGACAACTACGATCCTGTTTTACCGGCAGAGCCGAAGAGCAAGCTGGGCGATGTGTATCAGCTTGGAGACCATCGCTTGATGTGCGGAGACAGTACATCTCTGACTGATGTACAAAAGCTTGTGGGGGGGGCACAAATCGATCTTCTTCTCACCGATCCTCCGTACAATGTGGACTATCAGGGCACCGCCGGGAAGATTAAGAACGACAATATGGAGGATACGGCCTTCAGGCGTTTCCTGACGGATGCGTTCTCCAATGCGGCGATGGTCATGAAGCCCGGTGCTCCGTTCTACATCTGGCACGCAGACAGCGAGGGGTATAACTTCCGAGGCGCATGCAGAGATGCGATGCTGCGTGTCCGGCAGTGCCTGATCTGGGTGAAAAACTCCCTTGTTATGGGGAGACAGGATTTCCAGTGGAAACATGAGCCTTGCCTGTATGGTGAGAGCGAGATTGAAGAGGAAGCGCACGAACCTTGCCTGTACGGATGGACGGAAGGCAAGAAGCACTACTTCTTCAAGAACCGCAGGCAGACAACCGTGCTGAATTTTGATAAGCCCGTCAAGTCTGCGGAGCATCCGACCATGAAGCCGATTAAGCTGTTTGATTACCAGATGCAGTGCTCCAGTAAGCCGGGTGAGAATGTTCTCGACCTGTTCGCTGGATCTGGAACAACGATTATGGCAGCGGAGCAGAATGGCAGACACGCTTTCTGCATGGAGTACGATCCGAAGTATGCCGATGTCATTATTGACCGGTGGGAGAAGTTTACCGGAGAAAAGGCGGTGCTTCTGCATGACGATTGAAGAAGCGCGGGCGATCATCGAAAAAACAAGCAGCCCGCACCTAAAGCGGGACATGGAGAAGTTTATTAAACGCCAGCAGAGAAAGGAGGGTGCGTATGGCAAGGCCAAGAAAGGAAATAGACCAGAAGCAGTTCGAGAACCTCTGCGGCCTGCAATGCACGCTTGAGGAAATCTGCGGCTGGTTTGATGTGACTGATAAAACATTGGATAGTTGGTGTAAACGCACCTATCATGCCAGTTTTTCCGAGGTATTTAAACAAAAGCGGGGAGCGGGGAAAATTTCGCTGCGTCGGAGCCAGTGGCAGCTTGCGGCAAAGAACGCAAGCATGGCTATTTGGCTGGGGAAACAGTACCTTGGGCAGCGCGATATTGTTGAGCTGGGTTTGCCGACTGACAACACGCAGGATGACGCATTGAGTGTGAGTCTGCGTGAAATGGCAGAAGGGTTGGAGAGCGATGGGTAAATATAGAAAAAAGCCGGTTGTTATTGAAGCATTTCAGTTAAACGCAAGAGGGTTTGTCGGAGAAGATTGGTTTTGGAATGCAGTTTCGGAAAATACAATTGTTACCCATGACTTTGGCAAGCATTATCCGAATCCGGCATGGTGCGAGATAAAGACGCTTGAAGGAACAATGATTGCTAAAGCCGGAGATTATATTATTCGGGGCGTAAATGGAGAAATTTATCCATGTAAGAGCGAGATTTTTCACGTGAGTTATGAGGCTGTCCTATGATTTCAGAAAAGCAGCAGAAAATCATGGCCTTTCCGTATTCCAAATACGACGCGCTTATCTGCGATGGTGCTGTGCGTTCCGGCAAGACCTCCATCATGATGTGGGCGTTTGTGCGCTGGGCAATGGAAAATTTCAGCGGTCAGCGCTTCGGCGTGTGCGGGCGCACGGTGGATAGCTGCACCAAGAATATCATCGTGCCGTTCACAGCGATGAGCCTTGCAAAGGAACGTTATATCATCCGCTGGCGGCGCGGTGACAAGGTGATGGAAGTGCGGCGCGGAGCCGTGACGAATTACTTTGAAGTGTTCGGTGGAAAGGACGAGGCAAGCTATACACTGATCCAAGGCCGGACGCTGGCGGGTGTGCTGCTGGACGAAGTGGTGCTGATGCCGCGCTCGTTTGTGGAACAGGCGCTTGCACGTTGTTCCGTTGACGGTGCGCGGTTGTGGTTCTCCTGTAACCCCGGCAGTCCACATCACTGGTTCTATCAGGAGTGGATCAAGCGAAGCCGTGAGCGCAACGCACTGTATCTACACTTTGAAATGACGGACAACCCCGGCCTGAGCAAGCGCACCCTCGAACGGTACGAGAATATGTATGCCGGTATATTTTATGACCGGTATGTGCGCGGCCTGTGGGTAGCGGCAGAGGGCATTGTTTATAAGGACTTTGCCAACGATACAGAAAAGTATTTGATCGGAGACCCTTTGGAGTGGGCCAAGCAAAACGGCACCAGCTTTTCAATCATTTCAATTGGCGTTGACTTCGGTGGTACAAAGTCCGCAACGAAATTTCAAGCCACCGGGATCACAAAAGATTTCCGTGTTGTGGCGTTGGAAGAAGAATACATCAAAAACGAAGAGATTGACCCGAATGCATTAAACCGGCGTTTTGCTACGTTCTGCCAGCTGATAACGTCAAAGTATGGGTACAGCCAGACAAGAGCGGATAGCGCGGAAACGGTGCTAATTCGTGGGTTAGATCATACCGCGCAAAAAATGCACATCGGAACGCAGGTCAAGAATGCAATGAAACTGCAAATCACAGATAGAATCAGGCTTGTGGTGCTGCTGATGAAACAGGGTCGTTTTAAGGTTTCGCGCAACTGCCCGCATCTGATCGATGCACTGCAAACCGCGATTTATGATCCTGATAAATTTGAGGACGAGCGCTTGGATGACGGCACGTCCGACATCGACAGCTTGGATGCTTTTGAGTACAGCATTGAGCCTTATTACAAAGACCTGGAACGTGCCGGGCACATGATGGGACGGTGAAATAGTGAATATTCGGAGAGCATTAAAGGATCTTGGGTTTGACACGGTCGACAATAAATTCTATTCCATGATCGACCTTTGGAACGCATGGTATAAGGGAAATGTTGAAGATTTCCACAGCTATACGGTGTGGAATGGAATTGAAGAGCTGGAGTGCCACCGGTATTCGGTGGGAATGGGAAAGAAAGTCTGCGAGGACTGGGCCAACCTCTTAATGAACGAGCGAGTCAACATCACGCTTGAAGGCAAACAGGAACAGGAATTTATCGATACTGTTTTTGCCGATAACAACTGGGAGGTCAAGGCTAACGAATCGCAGGAGCGCAAAGCGGCAGTAGGAACCGTTGCGTATGTGCCGGTGATGGAAGGTATGGGAATTAACCCAGATACGGCAGAAATCATTGACTCTGGCCGCATTCGCATCAACTACGTCAGTGCCGGGAACATCTACCCGCTTACGTGGGATAACGGCGTTATCCGCGAGTGTGCGTTCGCATCCACTCGGAAGGTCGATGACACAGAATATACTTACATCCAGGTGCACCGGCTGCGCAACGGCGAGTATGACATTGAGAACCATCTGTATGATGCGGAGGAAGTACCGCTGGCCAGCGTGAAAGAGTTTGAGACAATTCCTCCGGTGATTCATACCGGCAGCGACAAGCCGCAGTTTGTGATTGACCGGCTGAACATTGCAAACTCTGACGAAAACAACCCGCTTGGCGTGGCTGCGTTTGCCCACGCCATCGACCAGCTTAAGAGCGTTGACATCACCTATGATAGCTATGTGAACGAATTTGTGTTGGGCAAGAAGCGCATTGTGGTGCAGCCGGAGGCAACCCGGAGCATTGACGGTCGGCCAGTGTTTGATAAGCGTGAGACCGTTTATTATGTACTTCCGGAGGACAGAGGCGGCAACGGCAACATCTTGCAGCAGGTCGATATGTCGCTACGGACGGCGGAGTTTAACACCGGCATGCAAGATATGTTGAACATCCTGTCCAGCAAGTGCGGTTTTGGTGAGAACCATTACAAATTCAACCAGGGGAGCATCGCAACTGCCACGCAGGTCATCAGCGAGAACAGCACCCTGTTCCGCACGGTCAAAAAACATGAAATTGTGCTTGAACGGGCAATCACAGAGTTGTGCCGGAGCTTGCTCCGCATGGGAAATCGGTACATGGGTGCATCCCTCAATGAGGACGTCCAGATCTCCATTGACTTTGACGATTCCATCATTGAGGACAAGGGCCAGGACTTTAACCGTGACGTGCAGCTACTTAACGCTGGCATCATGAACGATTGGGAGTTCCGTATGCGCTGGATGAACGAGGACGAGGCGACCGCAAAGGCGGCGCTGCCGAAGATGCAGGACATGACGGATGAGCCAAACACGGAAACAGAGTAAAAGGGGAATTACATAGGAATGGTAAAATCTTTTTTGTCGAGCCCGGGCTGTTGCACAAGATAAGGAATATTCTCTTTTCATTCACATGCACAAAATATCGAATTTGTCTGTACTTTGCGACAATCCACCTATTTGGCCGAATGGCTTTTTTGTTGGATTTCTGAACGGACACATGCTCGATTTTTATGCAGGCGGCAAAGGGAGAATTATTGCAAAATCTAATGTAAACATAGAAGATATTTTTGACATTGGGGAGGTAGAGTAATGGGTTATGGAGAAAAAACTGGGACTTTTTGGGTAAACACTGGTACAGATGAAAGCCCAAATTGGGTATTTTTAGGCTATGGAAAATGAGCCAGTATCCATTCACCCCTCAACTGCTGGATGCCCTTCCAGAAGAGCTGGCGGAGTTATACCGAGGCCTTGAGGACACCCTGCTGATGGAGATATGTTCCCGGCTGAAGCTGCGGGACGAGCTGAACGAGGTTACGGTGCAGGACATCAAGGCGCTGCGGTCACACGCCATCGATCTGAAAGAGATTGAAAAGGCCATACGCCAGACTACCGGCATCAGCGAGAAAAAACTAAACGAGCTGATAGACGATGTGGTGGAGCGCAACCAAAAGTATTACACCGAGGTCATAGACCTTGCCCGTGTAACACAGCCTGACGTGCTGGTGGATGCAACCACCATTGACGCCATCAAACGGCAAACGCAAGACGTGTTCCGAAACATCACCGCTTCGATTGGCTTTTTGGTGGACGCAGGTCGTACGATGCTCCCACCTGCCAAAGCGTACCAATGGGCACTTGACAGCGCAGCGTTGCAGGTGCAGAGCGGTGCAATTAACTACAATCAGGCAATTAAAACGGCGGTAAAGGAACTCGCGGACAGCGGTCTGAAAGTGGTTGACTACGAGAGCGGCCATCGGGATCATGTCGATGTTGCCGTGCGAAGAGCCGTAATGACCGGCGTATCTCAAATCTGCGCCAAGTATACGGAGCAATCCTCAGAATATCTGGATACGCCCTATTTTGAAGTATCGGCCCATGTTGGCGCGCGAGATAAGCCGGGACCGTCACCGTGGTCATCGCATAAGGATTGGCAAGGACGTGTTTACAGCGTCCGTGTAGGGGACATTTACCCGAGCATTTATGATGTTTGCGGCCTGGGCGCTGTTGACGGTCTGGAAGGGGCCAACTGCCGCCACAGGCGGTTTCCGTGGGTTGAGGGCGTGTCCGAGCGCACTTACACGAATGAACAGTTGGAGCACATCGATGATGACCACGGATGCACGTTTGATGGCAAGGATTACACGGCATACGAGGCAACCCAGATGCAGCGCCGTATTGAACGAACGGTTAGAAAGCTAAAGCGCGAAAAAGCCGCCTACAAGGCAGCAGGATTGCATGAAGATGAGACTGCGGTAAACATAAGGCTACGGCGGTTAAACGCGAAATACAAAGCGTTCAGCGTGGCGGCAGGACTGCCGGAGCAGCGGGAAAGAATGAAGGTGCTGTATTGAACTGGGAAGAAGTCAAAAAGGCAATCGATGCAATTTTGAAGCGCGGAAACGATGCTGAAATCCGCCGCAAGGGCGATGGGTACATTGTCTTAGAGGTTAAGAAAACAATCAAATACAGCACTCAAACATAAAAGAAACCGCCCCGGTTAAGGGGCGGGGAAATCGTTATCTTTACTGTCTTGAATGTCCAACTGTTCCTTGATTTTGTCGTGTAACGCGTTCCACTTTCCGCTTTCATAGTTGGTATCAAGCATAAGGAGTAAGTCGATTACTTCACGGCGGGACAGTTTAATCGTCCTTGTTTTCAAGTTAATATTCATTGCTTTGTTTTCCTTTCTACCATCGTAACTTACTGGTTGGGAGTTTGAGTTAAAACCCGAGTTTCGTTTGACGATTGATCTCGTAAGCAACTCCTGCATCATAAGCCTTAATAAGTGGCAAAAGTCCGTTTTTTACTTCTTCCATGAGACCGTACATCGCGTTACTTTTGCAAGCGGGAACAATTTTCCTTTGCTCGTGCGCCTCCTTGATGCCAATTTCATAAGCTTTTATTTCAATGGCGTTCATGTCAATTTCCTTTCCGGCTTTTGCCTGTCTCATTTGTTCCTTGTGAGTATATGATAATATAAGTTTACTTATATTTCAAGATGGGATATTCAACAATAAATTGCAGATTGGATTGTTGAAAATGTATAAGTTGACTTATTGCAAGGAATGTGATACCATGTTGCAAAAGGAGGTTTGCAGTATGGCAACAGAGGCGCAGATAAGGGCAAGCACGAAGTACAACCGAAAACAGGACACCATAACGGTGAGGATGGATAAAGAAATTGGCAAAAAAATACGCGATGCCGCAGAACGGCAAGGCGTAAGTGTGAAAGAGTTTATTCTTGCGGCGGTAATGCCGCACATCAACGATAAGTAAATAACATCTTCCGCGCAATAGGGCGCGGGAAAGGGCAATAGGAGCCAACTGCTGAGGAATTCTCGGTGGTTGGCTCTTTTGTTTTAAGTAAAACCCGCGAAGCACAGCGGTTTTTATAAAAACTATCGTCCGCGAAGAAACGCGGCCAAAGAAAAGGAGATAGTGTCATGGCACTTACACGCAAACTTTTGAAGGGTATGGGTCTCACCGATGAGCAGGTAGATACCATCATCGAAGCGCATACCGACACTGTGGACGGCCTAAAGGCGGATGTGACCCGCTACAAGGACGATGCGGAGAAGCTGCCCGGCGTTCAGAAGCAGTTGGACGACCTCAAGGCGGCAGGTGACGGCGGTTATAAGGAGAAGTACGAGAAGGAACACTCGGCCTTTGAAGCCTTTAAGACCGACATCACGGCAAAGGAGAGCAAGGCGGCAAAGGAAAAAGCCGTCCGGGCTTACTTTGAGAGCAAAAACATCACCGGCGCAAATCTCGACCTTGCCATGCGCGGATGCGGCGAGGAAATGTCTGCCTTGGAGCTGGACGGCGAGAAGATCAAGGACACCAAGAGCCTTGACGCTCTCGTAGACGGCACCTATAAGAGCCTTGTTTCTAAGCCTGCTGTCCGGCTGGACATGGGCGCACGGCTCAACGAGGGCGGCAAGCCTATGACCAAGGACGAGATTATGAAAATCACCGACAGAACGGAGCGGCGCGCTGCAATCGCCGCAAATATGGATTTGTTTAGAAAGGAAGAATAAAAATGGCTGTTGATCCTAAGCTGATTAAGAAGGAAGATCTTGCCCGTGTTCGCGAGATCGAGTTTACCGAAATGTTCGGCTATTCCATCAAGAAGTTGATGGAGGCTCTGGGCGTTACCCGCAAGATCGCCAAGCAGGCCGGTACTGTGCTCAAGAGCTACAAGGCTACCGGCACTCTGGAAGACGGTGCTGTGGCCGAGGGCGAGACCATCCCTCTGAGCAAGTACAAGACCGAGGCTGTGAACTACAAGGAGATCACCTTGAAGAAGTGGCGTAAGGCCACTTCTGCCGAGGCAATCACTGATCGCGGCTACGATCAGGCCGTCGAAATGACCACCGATGAAATGCTGAAGGACGTGCAGAAAGGTATCCGCAAGGATTTCTTTGGCTTCCTCGCAACCGGTACTGGCACGGCCAGCGGTGCTACCTTCCAGGCGACCTTGGCTCAGGCATGGGGCCAGCTGCAGGTGCTGTTCGAGGATGACGAGATCGGCGCAGTGTATTTCATGAACCCGCTGGATGTTGCGGACTATCTCGCAACTGCCAACATCACCCTGCAGACCGCTTTCGGCATGACCTATGTCGAGAACTTTCTCGGCCTGGGCACCGTGATTCTGAACTCCAGCGTCCCCAAGGGAAAGATTTACGCCACCGCCAAGGACAACATCGTCCTGTACTACATCCCTGTGAACGGCGCAGATCTGGGCGAGGTGTTCAACTTCACCACCGACGCCACCGGTTATATCGGTATCCATGAGGAACCCGATTACACCAACATGACCGCATCCGATACCGTTATCAACGGCATGGTGTTGTTCGCCGAGCGCATTGACGGCGTGGTTGTCGGCTCCATCACTCCGGCAGTGGGGGGCTAAGCGAACTGCTGAGTGAGCCTGACCCTGAAACTTCTTCTTTCTCCAACATGACAAAAGCCCAACTGCTTGATTATGCCAGGGGAAACGGGGTGGACGGGGTCAGCAGTTCAATGCGCAAGGCTGACATAATCGCAGTATTGGAAGGGAGCTGACCCGTATGACATACGCTGATTATACATACTACGCCGGAATCTATATGGGTTCTGTGAGCGAGGAAGATTTTCCGCGTCTGGCTGTTCGGGCCAGCTCCTTCCTCGATTACTACACCAAAAACCGGGCGAAAGACAACGCTGATATGGACGCTGTAAAGATGTGTTGCTGCGCATTGGTGGACAAGTATCAGTTGATCGAGACCGCGCAGCAACTTGCCGCAACCAGGCTGACGGATGCGCTTACCGGCGGTGACGTGAAAAGTGAAACGGTAGGCGGGTATTCTCGCACACTGGCCAGCGGCGGGGAAAGCGCCGCTGCTGCATTGAGTGCCACGGACGGCGCAAGAAAATTGCTGGCGGAAACGTGCATGGAATACCTTGCCCATACAGGGTTGCTGTATCGCGGAGGTGGTTGCAGATGTACACTCCCCACACTGTAACGGTTTACAACGTCGTGCGTGAACCGGACCCTGCCACGCTAAAAGATGTCACAAACCTATATGTAACCGTGCTTGATGGCGTGTTCTGCGAGGCGGCAAAGGGAGTTAACGTGCGCAAAAGCGGGCTTGAAGGCGCCGACGCAGTAAACCTGTATATCCCATTTACGGTAAAAGCTGTGGATGGATTTAGCGGAAAGCCCAAGACATATACAGAGCCGCAAGCATTTTTTGCCTCAAGCGACAGGGCGGGCCTATGGACGTTATCCACCACCGGCAATGGTGGCGATACATTTTTCGTCAAAGGCGAATTTGTAACGGACAACGAGGGCGTGGCATTGGCACACGATAATTGCTGGAATGTGACTAAGGTTGACGCAAAAGACTTTGGCAGCGCGGATATGCAGCATTGGGAAGTGGGTGGAAAATAAGTGGGCGTTACCTTTTCGATGCATTTTGGCGGTATGGAGGCCATCAAGGACAAACTGGCTGAGAGCTGCACCCGGGCGGAAAGCATTGTGGGGCAGCAGGTCATAAAAGACACCGCGCCGTTTGTCCCTGCGCTTACAGGATCATTAACAATACGCACGAGGTTAGACGGCAGCAAAATTATTTACCCAGGGCCTTATGCGCGGTTTTTGTACTACGGCAAAGTCATGGTTGATCCGCAAACCGGCAGCACCTTTGCGCCAAAGGGCGGGACGAAGGTTTTGACAAACCGAGACCTTGTATTTTCCAGGGCGATGCACCCGCAAGCACAGAGCCATTGGTTTGAGGCGTCCAAAGCGCAGAACCTGGATAAATGGATACGCATTGCAGAAAAGGCGGTGAAAAAATTTGGACAAAGTTAAAAAAACCGTATCGGCAGCGGAAGAAGACAAGGTATCTCGCAAGCTGCTGGTTTGGCTGAACACATATCCGGATTTGCCGGTGGATTTGATACGATTTGAGTTCCTGCCCGCCGACACCTCTGCAATGGCCATTTCTACCATCCAGGCGGCCTATATCGTTAAACGATATGTTTTAGGGGGCTACCAAGCGGAATACCAATTCAAAATCATTTACCGGGTTAAGCCGGGCAACAGCATGGACAAACGGCTGTCAGCGGATGAAACGTTAAACGCTATCGGAGATTGGGCGACCGGCAAGCGCCCCGACATTGGTACCGGAAAGCGCGTTGTAAGCCTGGAGCCTACTACACGATCCTCTTTGTTCGCTGTGTATGAAAACGGCGACGAAGATCATCAAATCTTAATGAAAATGAATTACGAGGTGAATACATAATGCCAGATTTGACTTTTACAACACCGGAAGGTCAGACCATTGACCGCGAACTTTTGATCGCATACCTAAATACTGGTTCCGCCGAGTCCCCTGTGTGGAGTGCAATCGGAAAGCGGGTGGAGGACGCCAGCGAGGAAATGGACTGGAGCCAGGAGAGCAAGCAGGATGTGCTGGGGAACACATTCACAACCATGAAAAAGCCCGTTATTACACAGACCTTTGACCCCATCCCGTTGGATGCTGGTGATGCAGCAGCCGTGAAGATGTGGAATTTGGCCGTAAAAGACCACGATGCGCAGGCGCTGGCCAACCAGGATATGATGATCGGCCACTTCTACGCTGCCAGCGGCGACGCAAAGTTCGCCGAGCGTTATGATTCCTGCGCCATTGCCGTAACCTCCATCGGCGGCGAGGGCGGCGGTACACTAAACATCGCCAGTGAGATTACCTACGGCGGGACTCGCACCCTGGGGACCGTGGCGAAGGGCACTACCGGCAAGATCGAGTTTACTGCTGCAAAGTAAAAAATAGGGGCGGGATTTCCCGCCCCATTATCACGCAATATACAAATAAATCGGAGGACACCATGAGCGAAAATATTATCAAAATTGATACCGGCGTAGTCACTAAAACTTTTGTGACTACCGACGGGAAAGAATGTGAATTTGCGTTTAACCCGCTGGATATGGGCCTGTCTCGCCGGCTTTTTTCCGCGTTTGAAAAACTCGACAAAATGAACGAGGGTTATAAGGACGAAGTGCAAAAAAACGCCGATAAAAAGGAAATTTTTGACATCGGCCAAAAGATGGACCGGGAAATGCGGGAGATCATCAACGGAGAAGTCTTCGGATTTGATATTTGCACCCCGCTTTTTGGTGAGCTGAATCTTTACGCGCTGGCCAACGGATTCCCTATTTGGGCAAATTTGCTTTTTGCGCTGGTGGACGAAATGGATACTGCGTATGCCCGGGAACAGAAGCTTACCAACCCGCGCATTAGCAAGTACACCAAGAAGTACCACAAATGAGATACAGCCTGCCAAAATCCGTGGATCTGGGCGGGAAGGAATACGCCATTCGGTCTGATTACCGGGACATTTTGGACATTTTGGAAATGCTTTCTGATCCGGAGCTGGACAGCGCCGATAAGGCAGAGGCAGTGATGGAAATGTTTTACCCGGATTACGAGGATATCCCATACATGGAATATGAGAACGCGGTGCGGCAATGCATATCCTTTATAAATTGCGGCGAGGAAGAATGCCGGGATGAAAAGCGCCCTAAGCTCATGGATTGGCAGCAGGATTTCCCAATGATTGCAAGCCCCATAAATCGCGTGCTTGGCACGGAAATCCGCTCCCTTGAATATCTGCACTGGTGGACATTTATAGCCGCATACCAAGAAATAGGTGATTGCACCTTTGCCCAAGTGGTAAGCATCCGCAAAAAGAAATCCAAAAATCAAAAGCTGGATAAATCCGATCAGGAATTTTACAAGCAGAATAAGCATCTTGTGGATTTCAAGCGGCAATATACCAAGCGGGACGAGGACATTATCATCAAGTGGACATGATAAAAGCCGCCCCTTTGGGGGGGCGGCTGCAAATCAATCAATTATGTAGCATTTTGATAAAATTACATTTGTTTTATTATCAAATACAAGCAGAATCTTTCCGCTTAATCCGTCACATTTGCCGATGACCTTGATCACATCTCCCGGGTTTAATGCGGCAACAGCGGATTCATCAGAGCCCCTAAAATTAAGCTGTATTGCATAAAAGACCTGATCGCAACTCAGTAAAACCGCAAGGGTTGAATCTGTTTTATCTATTTTGCTAATAACGCCTGAAACAATTACAGGATTTCCCGTGATGTTTTTATCTGCGTTTACGACATTATTAATATACTCGTTCATTAGGTCTTCTGCCGAAAAATTTTGGTATTGGGCAAATTTGTCCGCAAGAAAATCTTGCACACCGGCAGCAACATTGGTATCAGGATAAGATTCCTGAATACTTTTGCAAGTAGAAATGCCATCAATGTAATCGCCTTTTTCAAAGGAATTGCTGGCCTTTGTTAGCATTTCTTTGGCCTTTTCCTCATCGGTCTGTTCGCTCTGCTCGTTATCTGTATTCGGCTCAGGCGAAGGCGAAGAACTATCCGGCAATGCGACGCAAACCACAAATATCGTAAAACAACACACAAGCGAAATTAATGGCGGAAGAACTTTCTTTTTTTTGATTGCAAATACAACAATCAAAACAAGAGAAACAATAAAGCCTATAACACTCAATACTCCGATAACAGCATCCATATTTTCTCCTCCTATAAACAATTATATCTTTATTATGACTAAAAAATGCAAAAAGTCAAGCGAAATGAGGTGATTCAATGGCGGATGGGTCTGTCGTGGTGGAAGTAAACGTTGACGACAAGCAGGCGCGAAAAGAGCTCAATGCACTTGCAAGGAAAATCTCTGGTTTATCTGAAAAACTAAATGATCTGGAAAGAGAAAAGCTCCCGCTGGTAGAGCAGTCGGCACAGCTCGGCGCAAATCTCGATGCGGCAAAAGCAACTCTTGAACATATGAAAAGCGGAGCGGAATTTTTTACATCCGACTCGATTGCAAACCAGCAAGCACAAGTGAACGCCATGCAGAAAGAGTTTGATTCGGCGGCGTTAAAGGTGGAAACGATCAATGCAAAAATCAACAAAACCGCTGCGTCTTTTGACAATGCAAAGAGAAAGGCGGGAGAACTCAGTGGGCAGCTTGCTGGAGCAAAAAATGGCACAAGAGAGTTGTCCCCCGCTGCAGAGGAAGCCGGGAAGCGATTCACAAAGCTTGGAAACCGAATCAAGGGGCTTGCAAGGCGCGTGTTTGTTTTTACGCTCATTACAGCTGCACTGCGCAAAATCAGGGAGTATATGTGGTCGGCGATCCAGACAAACACCGATGCAATGGCGGCGGTTGCCAAGCTTAAAGGTGCGCTGCGCACACTGGCCCAGCCGATTGTAAACATCGTTATCCCGGCGTTTACGCTACTCGCAAATGTGCTTACAACGGTGGTAAATACAGCTGCTCGGCTGCTATCTGCACTGTTTGGAACAACTCTTGCATCTTCTCAGAAAGCGGCTAAAAGCCTTTATGACCAGCAAAAAGCGATTGATGGTGTTGGTTCTGCCGCGAAGAAAGCCAGTAAATATCTGGCACCTTTCGATGAGCTGAACACAATGAACGGAGATTCCGATAGCTCGGGAGGGTCAAGTGCAAGCGGTGGAATCGCACCGGATTTCACAAGCACAGTCAGCAGCGGATTGACTGCCGTTGCAACCTTGTTTACCGGAATTGCCCTTCTTGCATTGGGCGCAGTGTTGACTTTTTCTGGCGCAAATATACCGATCGGCATTGCTCTGATGGTTGCTGGTGCGTTGGCGGTATATGGCGCCGCCTCCGAAAATTGGGGCCTTATTGCAGAAACTTTGCAAGGATCACTTGCGGTTATAGTGACTATTGTCGCCAGCGCTTTGCTTGCTCTTGGCATAATCCTTGTTATGACAAGCGCAAACATCCCGCTTGGAATTGGAATGATTATAGCTGGCGCTGCATCTTTGGCCGCCGTTGTTGCCGTCAACTGGGATACCATAATAGGGTTTATAAGTGACAACATAGATGTAATTGCCGGTATTGTTGGAGCCGCCTTCCTTGTACTTGGCGCCATACTTGCTCTTTCAGGCGCAAATATTCCGCTCGGATTAGGATTGCTTTTGGTTGGCGCTGCATCTTTGGCGGCATCTGCAGCCATTAATTGGGAAGCAATCCAAAACGCAATGAAAGGGCCTATTGGCGCAGTAACAGCGATTGTCGGTGGCGCTTTGCTCGCACTTGGAGCAGTGCTGCTATTTACCGGTGCAAATATCCCATTGGGAATTGGGCTAATAGTTGCTGGAGCGGTTGGGCTTGCGACGGCGATTGTTCCAAATTGGGGTAGCATTACGCAGGCGCTTCGGGGCCCTCTTGGCAAAACTCTTGCTATGATCGGCGGTTTTCTTGTTGTCCTCGGAATTATTCTTATTTTTACGGGCGTAGGAATACCCTTGGGCATTGGGATGTTGCTTGCCGGTGGCGTTAGTTTGGCGGCGGCCATTGCACCAAATTGGGATTTCATCCGGGACAAAATTAAGAACGTTTGGCAAAAAATCAAAGAATTCTGGAATTCCTATATCGCTCCCGTATTCACTTCGGCATGGTGGCTGAACCTCGGGAAAACCATTATGAACGGCTTGATCTCGGGTATTGAACGGGGCATCAACTGGGTGCTGGGCGGCGTAAGCGATATGGTGAATGGCATCACGGGCATCTTAAACAAGATTCCTGGCGTGAACATTGGACGGGTCAATTGGGGAAATGTCCACATTCCTCGCCTGGCCCAGGGCGCGGTGATCCCAGCAAACCGGGAATTTTTGGCCGTTTTGGGCGACCAGAAGCGCGGCACGAACATCGAGGCACCCGCCGATCTGATCCGCCAAATCGTCCGGGAGGAAGTCAAAAACAGCGGCGGCGGAGGAAATCATATTACAATCGTGCTGGACAGCGTTAACGGCAAGAAACTATTTGACGCTATTGTAAAGGAAAACAACGCCGTGGTGCGTGCCACCGGCGCAAGCCCGCTGGTGGTGTAAGGAGCAGAAATGGACGTGTTAAAAGTTACCAAGAATGACGGGACGGTCGTTGATCTGCCTGCTCCCGCTGAGATAAAATGGAGCATTTCTGACTTGGACGGCGACGGCAGCGGGCGGAACCAAAACGGCGACCTGTTCCGGGACCGCGTGGCGGTCAAGAGAAAAATCGAGTGCTCCTGGCTCCCAATGAGTGCCGCAAAAATGGCAGCGCTTTTGGCAGCCGTCAGCGGTCCGTTTTTCAAGCTTACATACCCGGATGCGCTTACGGGGACTAATAGAACGATCACCTGCTATGTGGGTGATCGTTCTGCGCCCATTTTGCGCCCGGAGGCGGATGGAACGTGGCTATGGGGCGAAATGTCCATGAACTTCATCGAGAGGTGACATATGTACTCTGTAACAGACGCATTTAACGCCGCTTGTGCAGCGCCCGGGCGGGAGATTACAAGCAAGATACTGTTTAACGGCACAACAGAGCTGGCCGCCTCCGAGGTGCAGGAAATCAGCATAATAGAGCAGTTCGGCTCCTCAGACGGAGTGACCATCGGCGCGGCGTTTTCCAGCCAGTGCAAGGTGGTCATTTACAAGCAAACGCCTGCTTTGCCGCTCTCCGGCGGAAACTTTACCCCCTATGCCGGGATTATGGTGGACGGCGCGGCGCAGTTTGTTCCGAAGGGCAAGTTTTACATCCCATCAGACGGCGTGGAAAAGACGGGGGATTTGTGGCTGACCATCACGGGCTATGACCGCATGGCAGGGCTGACGGCGGAGTATGTGCCTACCGTCCCATTCCCCGCCACGCCGACGCAGATTCTGGTAGACGTTTGCGCTCAGGCTCATGTGACCGCGCCCAGCGTGACTATGCCGGATATGCAGATCGCCACACCCTATTCCGGGTCTCTGCGGCAGCAGCTGGGATGGCTGGCCGGGTTGATCGGCTGCAACGCGAAGTTTGACGCAACAGGAAACCTTGTCTTTTGCTGGTATACCGATGGCGGTCTTACGCTCGGATGGGACGTCCAATATATGGACGGCCTGGAGCTGACCGCCGACGGCGCATTTACCATTAACAGCCTACTGACCGGCACGGAGGAAAACCCCATCAGCGTCGGTACGGGGCTGGGCATCACATCCACCAATCCCTATATGACCGCCGAGCAGGCGACAGTAGTGCTGGCGCAAATTTCTGGCAAGTCTCTTATGCCCTGCAAGCTCAAGTGGCGCGGCAATCCCGCCGTGGAGGCCGGGGACAGTGTGGTCGTGACCGGGCGAGACGGCAAGGCGCTGACGGTCTACGTCATGGAGCAGCGCATGACCATCAAGGGCGGCATGTCCGCTGACATCACCTGCTACGGCACCGAGGACGCGGACTACGCCGTGGAATCGCCCACTCAAAAAAAGGTGCAGCGGCAATACGATGACGTGCGCAAAGCGTTTCAGGACGCCACATCGCGGATCATCGGGGCCAAAGGCGGATATTTTGAGATCACCTATGACGAGGACGGCTATCCCACCGGTTGGCAGCTCCGCAATACGTCCTCTGTGGAAGATGATACCAAGATGTGGATCATGTCTGCCGGGGGTCTGGGCTATTCATCGGACGGCGGCAAAACCATCACGGATATTGCCTTAACGGATGACGGGAAGATTCTTGGGTCTGCGCTTGTGGTAAAGTATGGCGATAATGACATGGGGCTTTCCGCAGTGCTGGAGGCTATCGACGGAAAGTTTGAATCTAAAATCAGCAGCGATACCGCCGCAAGCATGATTTCTCAGAGCGCGGATGGAATTCGCACTGAAATAAGCAGCTTTGGGACAAAGCTGGAAAAGGTCACAACATCGTTTACGGTCGGCGATGACGGCATTGTTATTGGCAAATCTGACAGCCCAATAAGCCTACTCCTTGCCAATAACACACTCCAGTTTCTTCGGGACAACATAGCGGAGATGGAAATCACCTCGGAAGGCGTGATAGCTAAACGCCTTACCACATCCACTATCGTGATCGGCAAGGTACTCATCCAAGCGGACGATGACGGCGATGTAATTATAGCATAAGGGGATTGTTACGATGAGCGTAAATCAAAGTTTAACATTGGAGCAAGTTGGCCAATCCATAGCCAACAACACCTCCAAAGTCCGCGTCAAATGGACATCACAACAGACCGGATCCAGCTATAACAACGCCCCCGGTGATAAGGCGTATTACTACATCACCATTAATGGCGGCACAAGGACCGAGCATACAGTGGCGTTTACGCTGCCGCAAAATACCACCAAGACCATCTTGGACACCACCATCACCGTTAACCACAAAGCGGACGGTACCGGCAGCATCAAGGTGGAGACGTGGATGGACACGGAGATTAGCGCCGGTGTGATTACGCAGACCAAGACGCTGACGCTGGACACCATCCCACGCGCATCCGCTGTATCAGCGCCCAGCACAGGCACACTCGGCACGGCCCTTAAAATCACAATCGACCGCAAGAGCACAAGCTTTAGCGACAAGCTCTATTACAAGATTGGCAGCAAAAGCGCTGTGCGGCTCACGGGATATGATGGCACAGCGGGAACTTACTCCTGGACTCCTCCTGTTAGCCTGGCTGCTAATGCGCCCAACAGCACAAAACTGGCGGCAACGATCATCTGTGAGACTTACAACGGCACCGCTTATGTGGGGCGGTCGGAGTGTGCGGTGACGCTATCAATCCCGGCAAGCGTGGCGCCAACGCTGTCAGTGTCCGTAACTGACCCAACGGGCAACAAAACAAAATATACCGGGTATTTCCTGCAGCGGCTCAGTAAAATCAAAGTTGAAATCACTGGCACGGGCGCGCAGGGCAGCACCATCAAATCTTACAGCATTAAGGTGGGCTGGTCGGCTGGCTCCGGCACACTGTATACCGCATCTGCGGCGACCGGCACAACGGGGCTTTTACCTTACCACGGCACTGTGTATGTCACATGCACGGTAACAGATAGTCGGGGGCGCACGGCTACAACATCAATTGATTATACCGTTAAGCCCTACAGCGTTCCCACCATCTCGGATATCTCGGCCACCCGCTGCACGCAAAATGGCACAGCGAGCCGAACGGGGGAGTACGGTAAAGTCACCTTTACCGCCGCCATTACCCCGCTATCTAACAAAAACACGGCGGCTTACACGGTGCAGTATCTGGAATATGGTGGCACGGGATTATGGACGGAGGTAACGCCGACGATACCGGAGGCCGATAAGTATGCCCCCAAAAACATCACCACTATTTTCCCAGCCGATACAAATAAGCGCTACACAGTGCGTGTGGTGGCAACGGATGCTTTTAGCACCAGCAATTCCAGCATGCGGGACATTTCAGCGTCCTTTGTGCTGCAGCACTTAGCAAAATCAAAATCATCCGTTGGGATTGGCCGACTGTGCGATGACGATAAAACCAAGGCATTCCAGGTGGGGCTGGATGCCTACTTTGACAAGTCAATCTATGCGGATCGGTTTGTCTACATGGGCGGATACAAAAAATCAGACACGGAAAAAGACATCTATTTTCAAACCACGGACGGAGCCGCAAATCCGCACAATGTGGGCGTATACGGCGGCAACGGGGAATCCACAGCAGCTTGGGGCGTTTACGACGCCCAAAACAGCCGCAGCGTGATTCGTTACGACGATGTGGCGGGTACCCTGACGCTGCTGGGCCTTGGGCCTGCCAATCTGACAATTGGCGCGTCCGGATCAAACTTGAAGGGCTTTAGCGGTATGGCAAAATACTCCGCTATGATGGGCCTCGGAATCCTGAGGGTGTCTGGAGAGACCAATGTTGCGCTAACGGCGGATACGACATACGACATTGCCAGTATTACCGACCACAATCCAACGGCCACTTACCCTATGAGCGTGTACTGCCAAAAGTCATTAGATGCGAGGCTGACCACCTCCGGCATCATACAGATACGGCCCAAAGAGTCTATAGCCGCCGGGTACTACATCTACATCGCCGGAATATGGATTGCAAGCTAAGGAGGTGCGCTGTATGGATCCTCTGTGGCTGCTAATAATTGTCCCTGCATCATCGTGTATAGGATTTGTGATTGCCGCTCTGCTGGCGGCAGGAAAGGATAGCAAATGACAGAAGCAATCATCGTGGCTCTGATTACCGGCGGCCTGTCGCTGTTGGGGGTACTTATCACCAGCAGCAAAACCGCTCGAGACGTGGCAGCCAAGCTGGACAAGCAGCAGGCCGTCACCGATACCAAGCTGGAGGAGCTGACCCGCGAAGTCCGGGAGCACAACAATTTCGCGCGGCGCGTCCCGGTGCTGGAGGAGCAGATCAAGGTTGCCAACCACCGCATCGCGGACTTGGAAAACAAGAATTAATTTTTGTGGTGCCCGAATCGGGCACAGAAAGGAGCAAACCATGAAAATCCCTGACAAGCTGTA